TCCTACTGACTGGAAAATAGTTCGCTTTGCTGAGACAGGCACAGCTATAGACACTGCGACTAGCGAGTACCGTGCAGCGGTTCGTGCTGCGTCCAATGCTAACGAGGCAGCTATAGATGAGTGCGACACAGTCGATGAGCTGGCTGCACTCCAATTAACTTGGGTTGAGGGGCAATAACATGGCACTAACAAAGACACAGGTAGCAATGATTGAGGCAACTGGCACTCCTAGTGCAGATACTTTTTTGCGTGGTGATGGAGCATGGTTTGCAGCTGGTGGTGCATTCGCAGCTGGTACTGCCATGCTATTTGTACAAACTGCTGCTCCTACTGGATGGACAAAGTCAACCACACACAATGACAAAGCATTGCGTGTTGTTAATGGCGCTGCTGGTACAGGTGGATCGGTAGCGTTTACTACAGCGTTTGCGTCAGGATTAAATGCTGGTAACACTACGCTAACAGTAAATCAAATACCTAGCCATACACACGGTGGCGCAGCGACTAATACTAATATTTATGGCGCTGGAATGGGAGATTTTCAAACTGCGGCTGTAGAAGGTGGCGCTGGTAGCGCAACTGGTGGTGGTCAATCACATAACCACACACTTCCAAGCTTTGCTGTTTCTTATGTTGATGTGATCATTGCTACAAAAGACTAATGGAAATCAAACCTAAAAACGGATGTCCTGTAAATTCATTTGAGCCATGCAGACAATTAGACTGCGCTTGGTTTAGTCAACTGCGTGGGACTAATCCAAACACAGGCAAAGAGGTAGACGAGTGGGGCTGTGCTATAGCTTGGATGCCAATGCTGATGATTGAAAACAGCCAGCAACAAAGGCAAACAGGTGCAGCAGTTGAATCGTTTAGAAATGAAATGGTCAAGTCTAACGAAATAAACTCAAGAGTATTATTACAGCATTCAACAATTAAAGTAATTGAATAAATTTTATTAACGTCTTGTGCGAATAAATCATGGGAACAGTAAACGAAATCGAAACCAAACTAATCACGCACGAAGCTGTTTGTGCAGAGCGCTATAACACTTTCATCATGCGAGTAGATAGATTAGAGAAGCTGCTAATCAAAGCTGCTGGTGTAATGATTATGGGCATGGCTGGTGTGATCATATCGATACTGCTAAAAGGTATCTAAGGTGGAACCGATCTCCACTGCCATTATGGTTGTGCAGGGTGTTGGCACTATCATCAAAGGTATCAGGAGCTTTGCTGATGAGGCTAACAAGGCAGTCGGTGAGATTAATAAATGCGTTCAGTCTGGTAAGAAACTTAAAGACTCGATGGCTCCCATTGGCAAATTCTTTTCTGCTGCTGGTAAGTACGAGGCTGCTCGACTACAGCTGGAAGACGCAAAGCAAAAGCAGGACAAGGCAATAGCTGCTGGTAATCCTGTTGCTGATGCTATGTCTGATGCTGAGTACGTCATGGAGATGATGACTATTGATCGTCAGATCAAGCAGCACTACGATGACATCAAACACTATTTCATATATCACTTTGATGAAGCTGGAATGTGGGATGACTTTTCATCAAGACTTGATAAGCTTAGAAAAGATCGTGAAGAAAAAGCAGAGGCAAGACGTAGGGAAGAGACTGAAAAAAGACTGGCAGCTATAGCTGAGAAAATGAAACTGCTAAGAATAAGGCAGCGTAGGTGGGAAATTTTTTATAACTGTATTGGTGGCTTTGTAATTACATTCATCATTGCAGGTTTCGCATGGTTTATTAAATGGATGTTTGAGCAAGGGGGTACACAATGATTCCAATAGTAGGCGCATTGCTAGGCACACTAGCTGAAAGCGGATTAGGTTTGCTATCGAGCGCCATCCAAGCCAAAGGCAAAGAGGTTGTAGAGAATACTCTTGGAGTTAAGATTCCAGATAACCCTACACCAGCTGACGTAGAGAAGTTGCGCCAGCTGCAATACGATCACGAAGAGAGATTGCTAGAGCTAGGCATCGAGAAGGCAAAGCTTGAACAGGAAGAATTAAAAGCATTGCTGGCTGCACAAGCTAACCAAGAGAACAATATATCTGATCGCTGGAAAGCAGATATGTCATCAGATAGCTGGCTGTCTAAAAACATTAGACCAATATCTCTTATAGCTATTCTATTAGCCTATTTTATTTTTACAACCATGTCTGCTTTTGGTTACAACGCTAATGAAGGTTATGTAAATTTGCTGGCTGGCTGGGGTCAACTCGTCATGGGAGCGTATTTTGCAGGTAGGACTGTGGAGAAGCTTGCTGAAATGAGGAGTGGCAAATGAGTCTATCAAAAGAACAGGCTGCATTTCTATTAGATGTATGCAAGCTGATCCAGTACGCAACCGAGCAGGGATTTATGGTGACTGGTGGTGAGCTGGCTCGTACACCAGAGCAGCAAGCAATCTACTTTAAGACTGGTCGCAGTAAGACTATGAACTCTATCCACTTAAAGCGCTGTGCAATTGATCTAAATTTTTTTAAAGATAATCAGATTATTTGGGATAAAGATGTGCTTGCACCACTGGGTGCATACTGGGAAAGCCTGTATCCAAAGAATAGATGGGGCGGTAACTTTAAATCTTTAGTAGATTGCCCGCACTTTGAAAGAAATATTTAATAAAGTTGAAACATTAGTGACATAGTATACAAAACTGTGGTGAAGAAAACAAAACTACCTGCTGATTGTATGCCTATGTGCGCTACCTGCTGCTTCTATATTCCTGTAGATGGTAGCGATGGTGGTGAATGTAGACGTTATCCTCCTCTTGCAATTGCAGAAAATGATAACTGTACGTTTTCTTTTGCGATATGTATTGACACTGATTGGTGTGGTGAATATCAACGAAGGACAAACTAATGCCAGCTAAACTATGTAGCGATGAAGAGTTTATATCTATATGGAATAGAAATCCATCAGTAGCAGAAGTGGCAAAGATTTTAGGTTGCCACATAAGATCAGTTAATTTAAGAAGAAGAAGTATAGAAAATAGGCTAGGAGTAATATTAAAAGCTACGGATAAGCGTAGTCCAGACTTTAATATAACAATACCAGCAAATGGAGTCAGGACTTTAGTTGATATGCCTGATGGCTGCATTGTTGTTGGTAGTGACTGTCACTACTGGCCTGATGACATATCAACTGGTCATAGAGCGTTTGTCCATGTGGTGGATATGTTATCCCCACAGATAATTGTGATGGCGGGAGATGTCTTTGATGGTGCTAGTATCAGCAGACACCCATCATCAGGTTACGAGGTACGTCCAAACGTAAAGCAAGAACTTGATGCCTGTCAAAATAGACTAGCAGAGATAGAGGCAGTTGCTGGTAACGCTAAATTGATGTGGACATGGGGCAACCACGATATCAGATTCTCGGCTAGGATCTCAAATCAAGTTGGTGACGCATACAAAGATGTCATGGGTTTTAATTTGCAAGATCACTTTCCTCGCTGGAAATTTTCTACCTCAATAGTTGTCAACGGCAACACTCAAATTAAACACAGGAATTATAACGGTGTACACGCAACATACAATGCGGTACTAAAGTCGGGGATGTCAACCGTCAATGGCCATCTTCACTCCCCAAAGGTAGTGCCGTATAGTTGTCTAACTGGCACGAGATATGGGGTCGACTGCGGATCGCTGGCTAATGTATGGGGTGACCAATTTGCCTACACGGAAGACGGCACACGCAACCATAGGTCTGCTTTTGCTATCCTTACTTATCATAAAGGAAACCTACTTCCTCCAGAGCTTTGCGAAGTTATTAACGAAGAAGAGGGTCTTGCATTTTTCCGTGGAAAGATTATCAAAGTTTAATTTCTGTAGAAAAACAGTCACATATCGAGATTAAAATATAGGCACGGTCAGGGGTGACCGACTTTCTGGAGAATAAAATGGACGATACATTAGTTGTTGCTGTTGAATCTGGTTTGGGTTTTGAGTTACACGCTGATGAAGAGTGTGTGTCTGTTTCTCAAGATGAGGCGCTCGTTGTTTTAACTTGGGACGAGGTAAAAACTTTAGCTGACGCACTGATTGAATTGATTTACGGTGCAGACGAAGGTGAAGACGAAGACGAAGAGTATTACTCTTTTACTGAAGACGAAGTATAAAAAACTAGGGGGCGAAAGCCCCCTAATTTATTCTTGCTCTGGTTGTGGTTCCTGTGACGCTGGCATAGCAGCGCCAAGGCTCTTCAATCTATCGGCATACTGTTTACTATGCCAAAGCTTTCGGACTGGATCTAGCTGGTCTAGCGTAGCTTGGTTAGCCTCTTTGAGTTCACGCAACTTAGTCATGCGCTCTCGGTGCGTATAGCTACCAGACTTAGCTGTCTTCATGGCTGTCTGATTATACATATCCTCCCACTCATCAGAAGTCACATAGCTTGCAGCTGGCTCTGCTTTGTTTGGATACATCAAGTGCCATGTCCACTCAGGTTTACTTGCTGGTGTAGCTACAGGCGCAGTCTCAGCTGGTACTACAGGCTTAATAGCATCCAAAGGATTGGCTGACTCTTCCTTTGGTACGTCTTCACCAGCATAGATATATAAACCTATGCCATGCAAAGCAATAGCCTTGGCAAGGCAGCGCTGCATAGCTGTATTAACTTGGAATGCATCAGGATTAACAACTGCTTTATTCCTGTGATCCATGACTGGCAGCTGTGCTGTGCGCTCCACACTAAAAGCTTTGACTGTACAGAAAACCATTACAGTATCATTCCAGCGTACTGGCTCTTTGTATTCCCATGTCGCAGCTGGATCATTAAGCAGTAATGTATCTACAGCCCATGCCCAAGACAGATACGACAGCCCCATTTTTTTTTC